TACACTGCTCCTCAATGAGCTGGGCCTTACAAACTCAGCGTCAGTCCTATGGGAAGTTACTCCCTGGAGCTTCGTGGTTGACTATTTTGTGAATGTGAATGCGTTTATCGCGTCCTTTACAGAGTGGGTCGGCTTGGAGCTTGATCGTCCTAATAAGACGTTCTTTGCTAAAGAGGACTGTGTGCACTACGCCAAGTGGGATACGGCTTCACCGCCGTCCTACGGGCCCCCGATCTGGGGGTCCACGAACGTTAGTGTCAACCGTACCCTCGGTATACCGGGGCCTACCCTGGCCCTGCGACTACCTTGGGAAATGTCAATGCAACGGGGGGCAACCTCTATTGCGTTACTCCTTCAACAGCTGCGAAAGTAGCTCAACCGAAAGTTCAAATGCCGACCATGGCCGACATCACCGTCAAGAAAAACGACGGTACCACCGACATCATTTGGAACAACGCCGGCGCAGGCGGTGGGGACGGAGTCCCTGCCATCTGGCGACCGAGTTCCGTTGGTGCTTCGGTGCAGAAACGCCCGACTGCGAAGTTCTGGACCCAGTCCGGAGACAAGCAGGTCCGCGTGGGTCGCTTCACCACCACCTTCCCGGTGGTGGACGCCGTGTCAGGTGCCGTTCTCGGGTACATCACGACCTCGGAAGAGGTCAAGGTGCCCGTGTTCGCCACCGACGCGGAAGTCAACGAAGCCATCGCGCAATCGGGCAACCTCCGTGATCACACGTTGATCGTGTCGTCTCTCCAGACGATGACCGCACCCCGCTAAGCGGGTCACTGTCCACGACCCCTAAATAGGGTCCTGACGTTTCAACGTGGTGGCGCGCTCGTGAGAGTTAGCGCCTTGAGTTCACTGGAGGATAGCGTCTTGAAAACTTTCAAACGCTCGGTTACTGCGTATCTCGCAACCGCTGCAACACCTTTCTGTTTGGATCTCCTTAAGAAATTAGGGAGTGAAGACTGGGAGGCCCTGGTGAGGGCAAAAGTCTCACCTCGTGATTACACTAACGCGCATCACTACTTCCTTGACGCCCAGGCTGCGGCGTTCTTTAACAAGAACGAATCGCTGCCGACATCGGTAGATAGGGAGCAGGCAGCCTTCCAGAAATGGAAGGTCGCTGAAGCGCAATGTGCCCAGACTAACGCCTTTCTATCCCGGGTCTTAAACGGTCCTAGTGACCGTGAGACCGAGGTCGTTCGCGAGTTTCTCACTCGCGTGCGGAAAAGAGTTAGGTGGTGGATGGGTCCGTGTCCCGATCGCCTTGATGGGCGGTTCGGGCCGGGAGTCACACTGTGTTGCAGAGGCCATCTGGCGACGGCCGCCGACAAAATGAGTGTTCGCCCTTCGACTACCCTATCATCGCTCGACATAACTCGTCATCTCTGGGAAGAGACGGCGTGGGGTCGTGCGATAGTTGCTCGCTCCCTGAGAGGGGAGAGGGTATACGAAGATGGGGTGCTGAGCTACGTCAGCGTCGTAGACGCTGCTAAATGGATGAGTGTGCCTAAAAACGCGCTCACTGACCGGAGCATAGAGATTGGCCCTTCTCTGAACGTGTTTTACCAGCTTGCCGTCGGCAAGCGGCTTAAGGAGTCC